TAATATTCGTTGTTTGTATGCTAGTTCTTCTGCTGTGCATGAGTGGTGGATAAATCCATATGCTATTACTAAGAAGGTAAATGAAGTTCAAGCACCACCTAATAGTGTGGGGATGAGGTTCTATAATGTGTGGGCAGAGAAGGATAGTAGAAGTGATATGCTTTATAGAATGCTTCAAGAAAAGACTGCTAAGTACCTTACAAGACATAGAAGGGATTGGATTCATGTACATGATGTGGCAAGGGCAATATGCTTTTTGATGCCAGATAAGTATAGGGGTGTGATTGATATTGGTACTGGTAAGACCACTGCTGTATTGGAATTGGCAGAGAAAATGGGAATGGGAGATCTCCCTATTAAGGAGGATACTCCAGGTGAGAGGGACGAAACTTGTGCTGACACAAAAGAGTTGACAAAATTGGGATGGCGTCCTACAATAAATATACTTGACTTCGCTAGCGTATGACTTTAAGAACACATACAATCATCAAGAAGAAGGATACCCATAACCAAACATGGGAGTGGGAGGAAACTCCAGAACTATTAGCAGCCGTGGAGAAACTCAATGAAAGTTCCAAACTGGCAGCATCACTCAAAGAAGGAACAAAAGCGTACCCTCAAACCCCAAATGCTGCGCCAAGCAAAAGAAAGACGTAGACAGTTGATAAACCGTCTACAAGCCTCCTCTAGAAGGAGGTTTTTTAGTATAATAGGTTTATACGAAACAAAGTAATGCCAGTTAGACACGAAATCAAATCTCAATTAGCAAAACTTCTTGCTACGGAAGATCTTATTGTTGAGCATAAGAAGGTTGATACTGCTGAATTTAATGTTGGTACTCGTGTCCTGACCCTTCCACAGTGGGAGAAAGCAAGTAATACTGTATATGATATGTTGGTAGGTCATGAGGTTGGTCATGCCCTTTTTACACCAGATAGGAATTGGTTAATGGAAGTGGTGATACCACCCAATTTTGTAAATATCGTAGAAGATGTTAGAATAGAGAAGTTAATGAAACGTAAGTATGCAGGACTTGCGAAATGTTTTTACCACGGTTATGAGGAATTAAACAATGACGATTTCTTTGATATTGCTGATCAAGATCTTGATACCTTTAGTCTTGCTGATAGGATCAATTTACATTATAAGATTGGTAACTTCGTTGATCTGGCTTTTTCAGAATCTGAAAAGGAGATTGTCAGTCTAGTAGATTCTTGTGAAACTTTTGATGATGTTCTGAAAGCAGCAAAGGTTCTTTATGATTATTGTGTAGAACAGAAGAAGAAGGAAGAAGAGTCTGTTGCAAAGTCACAAGAAGAATCGAATGATGGTGAACTTGATTTACCTTCTAATGAATCTGGAGATGATTCTGATTATGAAGTATCCTCAGAAAATGGTTCTGGAGATATGACTGATAAGGAATTGTTGGAAGAGTTAAATAAGGAACCTGTTGAAAAGAAAGTTAATGCAGGAGGTAAAGTTTCTGGGGATCTTGATCTTAAGACTGTAGATGCATTGGAAGATGCTCTTAAGGGATTAACTAGTACTAATGGTTCTGATGATAATTCTTATTTTGAGTTACCAAAGGTTAGATTAGATAGAATAGTTGTTCCAAATCAAGAGATACATAATGTTTGCAAGCAATATTGGGATCAGGAAACTGTAGAATATGAACAAAGAGCAAAGGAGTATGGATTTGAACTTGGAAATAGATTTGAGGATGTAGATGAAATTTATGCTAAATTTAAGAGATCTGCACAAAAGGAGGTCAACTACCTTGTCAAAGAATTTGAGTGTAGGAAATCAGCTTCGGCGTATGCTCGTGCTATTACTAGTCGTACTGGGGTTCTCGATACAACGAAGCTTCATACTTACAGATATAACGAGGATCTTTTCAGGAAGATAACAGTATTGCCTGATGGCAAGAATCATGGTCTTGTGTTTGTTTTAGATTGGTCTGGATCTATGGCACATGTTCTGCAGGATACACTTAAGGAACTGTATAACTTATTGTGGTTCTGTAAGAAGGTTAATATTCCTTTTGAGGTTTATGCTTTTACTAATAATTATCCCCTTCAATCTTATCTTTCTGATGGAGAACCAACATCAGTAAGAATGCCTTGTTATGAGAAGACAGAAGGAGTTGCACATATCGATGATCATTTTTCTATGATGAATATCCTTACTAGTAGGGTTAGGGGTAAGGTATTGGAAGAACAGATGGTTAATATATTTCGTATTGGATTAGCATTTAGTAGAATTCGTGATGTTCATCGTTATGGAGTTCCTATTGGATTGGAACTTTCTGGAACTCCATTGAATGAATCGCTGATTGCTTTGCATCAAATATTGCCCAAATTTAAAAGAGATAATAAACTGGAGAAAGTTCAATGTGTTATTCTTACAGATGGTCAAGGATCACCTCTTAGATTTCATAAGAATTTTCAACGTAATTGGGAGGCTATTCCATTCTTGGGTACTTGTAATATTAATGAGACTTGTTTTTTAAGAGATCGTAAACTCGGAACTACTTATTCTATGCAAGGTGGATGGTGGTCACAGACAGACCATTTCCTTAGAAATTTGAGAGACAAGTTCTCTGATATTAATTTCATTGGTATTCGTATTCTTGCACCAAGAGACGGTGGTGAATTTATTCGTAAATATACGAGTTCATATTCAGAAGAGAGTGAGAAATTGGTGAAGTCTTGGAGAAAGGATAAAGCAGTTTCTATTAAGAATTCTGGTTATCATACTTACTTTGGATTATCTGCAGCTGCTTTGGCAAATGAGGACGGATTTGATGTAGGTGAAGATGCTACTAAAGCTCAGATTCGTAGTGCATTTAAGAAATCTCTTAATGGTAAAAAGATGAATAAGAAAATATTGGGTGAATTTATTGAACTTGTTGCTTGATAAATACTTGAAGAAATTCTATGTAAAGTTATGAGCAAGTTTGGAGATTTATTAGGAACAACTCCTAAACCAGCAGCAAAACCAGCACCTGTTGTTGAAGAAACCCCAGTAAAGGAAACTGCTGATGCACCATTAGATTCCATGAGTAAAAAGGAATTGGAAGATTATGGTAGGTCAGTTGGTGTAGAACTTGATAGAAGACATAGTAAAAAGGATTTAGTTAAGGAAATTAAAGAAGTACTTTCTTAACAATGTCGAAAACATATCATATCTACTTAAATGACAAATGTTTGTTTAAGAATTTGGACGTTGTGGAGTTTGGTGTAGTTTGGGGAAGATTGTATCATTCTTATTGGGATGGACTTACCTATTCGGAGTGTGTGGAAGAAGAGAAATGTGATTTAGAACCCAGTTATTAAAGTGTCTACTGGGGGTCATTCGACCCCCTTTTTATTGTTATAATAGGTTCATAAATAAAACACTTGAGATCATGCCTTTTGAGATTAAAATGACTGAACAACAGATTGTTGATGGACTGAGAAGTACATTTGGTGAAGAGTTTACTACTGCTGATGTTCGTGGATTTTGTGCTGCAAATGACATTGGTTATCAAACTGTAACTAAGAAGATAAAGAAGTATAAGGTTGCTAAGGGTAGATGGAATCTTGAAGTAACTACAGAAGTAGTTGAGAACATTGAGAAATCATTTAGTGCTCCTGCTGTAGTTAAGGAAAATCTTATCCCAGAAATGGATGATACATTTGTCAAGTTTGGTCCTTTCAACGATCTTAAGACTATTCTTAAGGCGGGTATATTTTACCCCACATTCATCACAGGTCTCTCAGGAAATGGTAAGACCTTTGGTGTAGAGCAAGCATGTGCTCAACTTAAAAAGGAACTTATCCGAGTAAACATTACAATAGAAACAGATGAAGATGATCTCATTGGCGGCTTCCGTCTTGTTGACGGTGCCACAGTCTGGCACAACGGCCCAGTCGTTGAAGCTTTGGAACGGGGGTGTGTATTGCTCCTTGACGAGATCGACCTTGCCAGTAACAAAATCCTCTGTCTCCAATCGATCCTTGAAGGTAATGGAGTTTTCCTTAAAAAAATCGGAAGATTCGTCAGACCAACAAAAGGATTCAACATCATCGCCACCGCAAATACTAAGGGCAAAGGTTCAGACGACGGACGGTTTATTGGAACTAATGTGCTCAATGAAGCCTTCCTCGAA